ATGGTAATATTAGAGCAAATATATATTACGATAATAATAATACTGGTTATCGCTTTGATGGAGCATCAACTTCTATTGCAAATGGTTTCATAATCAGCAATTTAGTTGGTTCCTCTCAGAGAAGATATACTTCCCCTGCTGGTGGAACATATACAACAAGCACATCAACAGTAACGGGTGCAATTAGAATATTCCTTCCTGCGAATAGAAGAAGGTCTAATACTATGCACCGATTTAGAGTTACTCTATATGAATATAGTACTGGTAAAAGTACTTCTTGGGAGATTGGTGGATATAACTATGGTAATGGTCAATGGTACAACCAATTCGCTACTCAGTTAACTGATAGTGGAAAAGGAGCACAAACTATCCGTTGGGGTGATGATGGTAGTAGACAATGGTGTTCTATTGGTGAGGCTAATCAAACTTGGAGTTACCCACAAGTTCATATTACTGATTTACAAGTTGGTTATAGTGGATTCTCAACAAATTGGGGACAAGATTGGATAGTAAACTTTGGTGGTATTCCTGGTGGAACAAATAGAACCAGAACGGCATCATTAGTTCTTACCTCAAATAACGCAAGTAATTATAATGGTGATTTGTACGCAAATCGTTATTATGATAAAGGGAATACTGGTTACTATGGTGATTTTGCTTCTACATCTTATATGAATGATGTAAGAGCTAACATTTTCTACGAAAGAGAAAATACCGCATACTACTTTGGTAGTTCACAGGGTGATTTCAGAATGAGAAATGGTAGATTTGATTCAGTAGATGCATATGGTACATTCGATATGCAATCTGGTAATCAAATTAGGTTATATACATCATCTGGAAATATTAGAGGATATATTCAATCAACCGAATCAAATGATGGACACTTAATTATAGCAACATCTGGTGGTGAAGATATTTCATTCAGAGATGGTGGTTTAGGTGGACAGTGGAATCAAATCATTAGAGGTGATGGACAAGTTCTGATTAATTCTAGACTTGATGTTCCTATAATGTATGATAGAAACAGTACTGGATATTACGCAGACCCTGCATCAACAACTCGATTAAATAGATTATACATTAATGCAAGAAATGATAATTATTATGTTGGTACTGTAAACTCAACTAATAATCAAAGTAATTGGCAGAATTTAACAAACGTAAACGGACAATTTACTGTAACTCAGTATAATGCAATACAAAACTATTCAAATTCACCAACGGGTGTTTATACTTATGGTTCTGTATTAAGTACGAGAACAGCAAATCACTCATTCCAATTATATTCAGCACATACTGGTGATTTAGCATATAAAACACAATGGAATAATGATAATTATTCTGGATGGTTAACAATTCCTGCTTATGGTAGAAATGGTGGTAACTCTGGTGGTTATTTATATGCAGGTAGATACTATGATTCAAATAATACTGGATATTTTGTAGACCCTGCATCCGATTCAACATTCAACACCGCAACCTTTAATGGTAGACTTAAATTTGATAACTATTTAGTTTCAAAAGATAGTGGTGGTATGATGGGTAACTACAACCAAACTGGTACTGCTGAAAAAGTAATTTGGACAATTGGTGAAAGTTGGCCTATTGGTAATATGTACGGACTGGCATATGGATATGATGGTACATATGGACACCACCTTAGATTGAAAAACAATGGTGGTACATATCATAGAATTTCATTCGCTTCTCAAGGAGCTCAATTCATAGGAAACGTTCAAGCCGATGGACAGATGAGAGCACCTATCTTCTATGATAGAAATAATACTGGATATTATATACATGGTGATAGTACATCAAACTTAAACGCTTTAAATGTTAATTCATTAAACGTTGGTGGTAATCCTGTTTTAACTGGTACATCGATACAAAACTACATGCGTAATGTAGATAATGGTTCATTCTTCAATATTACCGATGATATGAACTCTGCTGAAGTTGCATATCAACTTTCTGGTGGTGGAGCAACTTCTAGAGTTACTAAAGTTGATGACCCAACTGCACCTGCAGCTGGTTGTTTCGAAGTAAACGGACAATGGTATCCAACTCATTCGGATTACATCAAAATTGATGCTAATTCTCAATATATCTTTGAGGTTTGGGTAAGATTTGTTGCTGGTACTGATAGTAGTTCCGCATTATATATGGGTGGTTCCGCATATAACGCTTCCAAATCATACTTTGGTAACACAAATAGATATTGGGGTGCATCATATATGGAAATTGATGCAAACACCAGAAATTCAGGAGAATGGTATAAAGTAACTGGTAGACTTGGAGGAAATGGTGGACAAGCATTCACAGCTGGAACTGAATATATCAGACCTTTATTCTTATTTAACTATGCTGGTAATAGTACACATAGAACTAGATATTGTGGATTGAAGTTATATAAATCAGAACAAACTATCGGTAGATTACACTTACATAGTGGTACTAGATTTTCAGACCTAAATACAGACAATAGATATCCATATATCGAAGGCGAGGGACAAAAGCAAATAAAAATTCAGAATTCATCTGGTTGGACTAAGATTGGTGCATTAAATACATCTTACACATATTACTACACCGATAGACCATCTAACTATTTCGATAAGAGAGTAGAAACTGGTGCTGATATGAGAGCACCAATATTCTACGATAGAAACGATACTGGATATTACGCAAATCCTGCTTCCACATCATACTTTAATGATATGAGAGCAAATATCTTCTATGATAGAAATAACACTAGTTATTATGGTAACTTTGCTTCTACTTCTAGAATCAATAGAGCAGATTTAAACGATACTCGTTCGGATATTTTCTACGATAGAAATAATACTGGTTACTATGTAAACCCTGCAAGTGGAACTCAATTATATGGAATGACCCAAATAAGTGGTGGTCATGGTGATTCTGAATTTGGAGTACGTTTATTATCTGGTAATAACGGAGCTGGTACTGGTGAGGTTAATTTAAGAATGTGGTGTTCGGAACCAGGTAGAACTTGGGATTGGGCTGGATTTGGATATAATGTTACCAATAACAATGGTTCACCATCTGGATTTGGAAGAATAAATACTGGATTTGGGCAAGGTTATTGGAGATTCAGTACCTCTGGTAATGTGTATATGTATAACACAAACACATCAGGTACTCGTTATCAGACAATGGAATGGAGGTCAGATAATACTGTTATTGCTAACAATTACTTAACTGGAGCTAATTCATTAAGAGCACCAATATTCTACGATTCAGATAATACAGGATACTATGTAAACCCTGCATCTCAATCTCATATGAATACTCTTACCTTAGCAGGTAATAGAATTGGATTCATAAACTCATCATTTGATGCTGAGATTAGAGTATCTGATGGTAATCCAAATGGAACAGGGGCTGAATTTGTATTCTATGGTGATACTGTTGCTGGAAATGCACAACTTACCGCAGAAGTTGGTAACTTTACTGCAAATGTAAGAACGCCAATATTCTACGATAGAGATAATACGGGATATTACTCAAATCCTGCATCAACATCGAATTTTAATTCTATTAAAACCGCAACCATAAATTCTAATTACTATACTAGAACTGGGCACAACGTTGGACACTTAGTTGGTTCATATAATAGTGTAGGAGGTAACTCTGCTAAAACTAACCCAATTTATACAATAGGTTCAAGCTACAATCCAGGTGATTCTACTTTATCAAATATGTATGGTGTTGGTTATTCTCACACAAATGCATCGTTTATTTCATTCACTGGAGCTAGTGGATGGGGTTGGTACGCTGCTGCTGATGGTGATGCTAGAGTTTATATATGTGGTTCAAATGGGACTGTATCTGCTAAAGGTTCTATGTACGCACCAAGTTTCTACGATTCAAATGATACAAATTATTTTGTAAACCCTGCAGCTACATCACAAATGAATCAAATAGATGTAAATGGAAATATCCGACATAGAGGTGATACTAACACTTATTATGGATTCCATTCCAATGACCAATGGAGAGTTGTAACTGGTGGTAGTGAACGATTGGAGGTAAATAATTCTCAAATCTATATGACTAGAGAATTGAGATGTACACAAGATGTTATCGCATTTTATTCTGATGAAAGATTAAAAGATAACCTTGGTAAGATTGAATCTCCATTAGATAAAATTTCTAAGTTAGATGCATTCTACTATGTAAACAATGATTTAGCAAAAGAAAAAGGATTCGAAGATGATAAGAAACAAATAGGTTTATCAGCTCAGCAAGTTAAAGAAGTAATGCCTGAGGTTGTTCATTCAGCACCATTCGATACTGATTTTGATGAAGATGGTAATATGTTCTCTACATCTGGTGAAGATTACTTAACTCTTAAATACGATAGATTAGTACCATTATTAGTTGAAGGTATTAAAGAACAAACTGAAATTGTTAAATCTCAACAAAAAGAGATTGATGAATTGAAGGAAATGGTAAAACTTTTACTAAATAAGTAAGAAAATTACATATGAATATAACCATTTTTATCTTTTGGGTAATTTGGTTATATTTATATGTGTATTTGGTATAAAATCAAAATAAACTTATTGGAGAAATAAATAATATGGCAGAAAGAATTGTATCACCTGGAGTATTTACGAGAGAAAACGATTTATCGTTCTTGGCTCAAGGTATCGGAGAAATCGGAGCAGCATTTGTAGGACCTTTCAAACAAGGACCTGCTTTCGTTCCCACAGTAATAAGAACTCAATCTGAGTTTGAGGATAAATTTGGTAAACCTGATGGAACTTACTATACAGAATATGCAGTACAAAACTATCTTAGAGAAGCTGGTACTGTAACAGTTGTAAGAGTAATGAGTGAAGGTGGATATACACAAACAACACCTATTGGGTTAGTTGCAGATGGAAAACTAATTTCAACTATTCATTCAACCAATGCTGGTGATGAAGAAGTTGGGTTTGGTGTATTTGGTGTAAATAGTGGAACTGCATCTGGTTCATTTGTGGTAAGTGGTAGTGGTATCGGTGAGGTATCATCATCTTTATTACCATCAGCAACTAATGATGTTAGTGATGTATTTGGTGAATCACCATTTGGTTCAAAAGATGGATATGTATATTCTTACTTTGAAAATGTTGCAACATCAGCTGATTATTCTGGTGGTGTTTCTAAAGTAGAATTACCATCTCAAGTATTCTTAGGAGCTTCAGTAGCATCTACACCATTTGTTAAATCACAATTGATTTCTGGTGAAAGAAGTGAATTATTTAGATTCCATACTTTAGGACATGGTACTAATGAAAATAAAAGATTTAAAGTTTCTATCTCAAATGTAAAAGCAGCTGGTGAAGATGGTGGAACTGATTACTCATCGTTCTCAGTAACTATCAGAGGTTTTGCTGATACTGATAAGAGAAAAGTTGTTTTAGAAACATATAATAATGTAAACTTAGACCCTGCATCTCCTAATTTTATCGCAAGAAGAATTGGTGATATGTATAGAACTATTGATTCTAATGGTAAAGTTACTGATAATGGTGATTGGTTAAACAACTCTAAATATATAAGAGTAGAAGTTAAAGCAGAAGGTTCATACCCTGTTTCAGCTGCACCTTTTGGACATGGAGCATACCAAAACCCAATTCACGCTAATGATGCAACTATTGTACCTGCAGCTGTTTATCAAACAAACTCATCAGATAATACTGCTGGTTCATCAGCAAAATATGCTGGTTTAGATTTTGAAACTATTGGTGTAAAGGGTGATAACCATCACTACTTAAACGCAATTCCTGAAAATGCTGGAGTTGGTTCAAATGTAGATTTCGGATTTGATTCTCAACTATCTTATGTAATGAGTGGTTCAGATTCTTCTGATATGGTTAAGAGACAGTTTACTTTAGGATTCCAAAGTGGTTTTGATGGAAAATCTCCATCTATTCCAAATAACTTAGGAGTTGATATAAATGGTGCAAACACACAAGGATTTAATTGTTCAACTTCAGTAGCAGCTGGTTCAGTTGCATACATCAAAGCATTGAACGCAATTTCTAATGTTGATGAATATGATATTAATATGTTGGTAACTCCAGGTATTATTAGAAAATTTCATCCATCTGTAACTTCAAAAGCTATTGATGTTGTTGAAGCTCGTTCAGATGCATTTTATATCGCTGATTTCAATGGAGTTAGTGATACTATTAGTGAAGCAACTACTCAATCAACCGCAGTAGATACAAACTACGCAGCTTCTTATTACCCTTGGGTTAAGACAGTTGATACTAATACTAACAAACTAATCTCAGTTCCACCATCAGTATTGATGCCAGCTGTATTTGCAGCAAACGATAACATCGGAGCTGAATGGTTCGCACCTGCTGGTTTGAATAGAGGTGGTATTGTAGGAGCAGTTAGTGTATTGAATAGATTAACACATTCTGAAAGAGATACTTTATATGAAAACAAAGTAAATCCAATCGCTTCTTTCCCTGGGCAAGGTATTGTAGCATTTGGACAGAAAACGTTGCAAGATAAAGCATCAGCATTGGATAGAATCAATGTAAGAAGATTACTAATCACTGTTAAGAAGTTTGTAGCATCTACATCTAGATTCTTAGTATTTGAACAAAATACTGCTCAGACAAGAGGTAGATTTATAAACACTGTACAACCTTACTTAGAAGGAATACAACAAAGACAAGGATTGTACGCATTTAAAGTAGTAATGGATGAATCTAACAACACACCTGATGTTGTTGATAGAAACATACTTGCTGGACAAATATTCTTACAACCGGCTAAGACAGCTGAATTCATTGTAATTGATTTCAATATCTTACCAACTGGAGCAGCTTTTTCAGCATAAACTAAAAATAATAATAACTAATATTTATTAGTATAAAAGGAGAAAAAATAAAAAAATGGCAGAAGTATTAGAATTTAACGAAATGATGTTCACCAACTTCGAACCGAAGATGAAGAACAGGTTTATAATGGAGATTGATGGAATTCAATCTTACCTTATAAAAACTGCGGCTAGACCTTCAATTAATTTCGAAACTGTGAAGTTAGACCACATTAACACTTATCGTAAATTACAAGGTAAGGGTGAGTGGCAAGATATAACAATCTCATTATATGACCCAATTGTACCATCAGGTGCACAACAGGTAATGGAATGGGTACGTTTAGGATATGAATCTTTAACTGGTAGAAAAGGTTACGCTGATTTCTACAAAAAAGATATTGATTTTTATATGTTAGGTCCTGTTGGAGATAAAATCGAACAATGGAAGTTAAAAGGAGCATTCATTGCATCAGCTAACTTCAATGATTTAGATTTCTCCTCTAATGATGCCGCTGATATCGAATTAACGTTATCTTACGATTACGCTATATTAGAATTCTAAAAATACAATAAATATTTTAATAATAGAAAAGGTTCTCTTAGTGAGAACCTTTTTTTTTACTCTTTTTTAAGTTTTATATATTTATATACGAACAAATAAAGGTTTATTATGGCAAAGCACGAATTTCCAACTGAAGTAATTAGTTTACCATCTGAAGGTAAATGTTATCCAAAAGAAAATCCACTTTCTTCCGGTCAAATTGAAATAAAATATATGACAGCTAGAGAAGAGGAGATACTAACATCTCAAAACTTAATAAAAAAAGGTGTAGTTTTAGATAAATTATTTGAAGCTATTATAGTAGATAAGAATATAAATCCAGATGATATTGTATTGGGTGATAAAAACGCTATTATGTTAGCAACTAGATTACTTGGGTATGGTAAAGAATATATAGTTGAAATGTTAGATTCTGAAGAGAACAAACATAAAGTTGTAGTTGATTTATCTTCTGTAAAAACTAAAGAAGTTGATTTAAATACATTAAATCCAGAAAACACATATAACTTTACAACACCAATGGGTAAAAATTTAATTGAATTTAAATATTTGACACATGGTGATGAAAAGAGTATTGATGTAGATGTTAAGGCATTAAAGAAATTTAATAAGAGTGGTACTTCATCGGAACTAACAACTAGATATAGATATATGATTAAATCGGTAGATGGTGAATCCGATACTAAATCAGTTGTAGATTTTATTAACAATAGGTTCTTAGCTAGAGATACCAGGGCATTCAGAAACTTCGTAAAGGAGAATCAACCTGATATGGATATGAACTTTACATATACAGACCCACTAACGGGAGAAGAGGAGGTACGCTCGATTCCTATGGGCGTAGGGTTTTTTTGGCCTTCCGAATAACTACTCTAAAATCTTACACACACAAATTTTTGAATTATGTTACTATGGTAATGGATTCATTCAATCGGATGTGTATAGATTACCGGTTCACCTTAGAAATTTCTATTATCAGCAATTAGCTGATGCTAAGAAAAAGGAGAAAGAATCTCAAGAGAAATCACAAAGACAATCAAAAGTGAAGGTTAGGAAATAATCTTCACTTTTTTTATATCTAATATTTATAAGAGTACAAATAGAAATACTTATGAAAATTACAAAAAAAGAGGCTGTTCTGTTTAAAGAATCATATAATAGACATTTATCTGAAAGTAATCTTTTAGCAAAATTGTTTACTAGAGCAGTTAAAAAGGGTATTAGCAAAGACAAAAATATAACACAAGCAATCAAAAGAGCAGATACGGCTATTGATACGGCTAAGGCTAATATTGAAAAAAAATTAAATGGTGATAGGGAAGAAATTAAAAAAGCAATTCCATTAAGTGTACGAAAATACTTAGGATTTGACTATTAATACATCTTTTATAAATGGCAAGCGATAAACAAATAAAAAATCAAAAAGAACTAAACGCACTTCAGAGTCTTACTATGTCTATGACTAATGATATGAGTCGTGCAATGGATGATATTATCGATGCTACTGATAAAAGAAATAAAACATTAAAAGATGATGCTACTATTACAAAAAAAATATTATCAGATTTAAAAGAGACTGGTGATGTAAATAAGGCAATAGCAAGAGTTAATACTCAGATTGGTCAATCAAAAAACAAAGAGTATGGTGTTAATGAAAAGCAAAAAGTTGCATATCAAGCCCAATTAGAAGCTATTAAAGGTATAGCTAGTGGTCAGAAAGAAGCTGCTAGACTTTCGGTAGCTGTAGCGGATGTAAGTGATGACGTAGCTAGTAACTTTCGTTCTGGGGTAGATAGTGTTGATTCTTTTATAAGTAAAATACCAATAATAGGAGGTGCATTATCAAATGCATTTTCACCATTAAAAGAAAAATTAAATAAAGGTATTGATAGAGCATCCGAAGGGATGAAAAATGGATTTAACAGACAATTCTCAAAAGCTCTTGCTAATGGTGAGGGAATGGCAGGTTCGTTTAAAAAAGGTATAACTGGTGGTGTAAATGGAGCTACAAAAGCATTATCTGGTACATTAGGGATAAGTACGGCATTAGCTGGTACATTAATGGCGGTAGTTGGTATTGGTTATCTAATATATAAAGTATTTGGTCTTGGTTTAAAGAGATTTAAAGAATTAGATGCAGCTGCAAAAGAATTTAGAAATTCAACAGGTCTACTAAACTCACAAACTGGTGATTTAAAGAAAAACATTGAAAACATTTCTATGGAAATGGCGGGATTGGGTGTATCTGCATCTGATGTTGCTGGTGCCGCTGCGGCATTCTCCAATGAGATGAAGGGAACTTCTATGGCTACTAAGGGTGTATTAACATCTATGGTTGCAATGGAAAAGAGTTTTGGTGTATCAGCTTCTACTCAAGCAAAAGTAAATGATACATTCCAATTAATGTCTGGTGCATCAGCGGCAACGGCACAAAGTATGATTCAGACAACAATAGCAGCCGCAGAAGCTGCCGGAGTTGCACCTGCTGCAGTTATGCAAGATATTGCAGAAAATGCTGAAGCTGGAATGATGTTCTTTCAAGGTTCTACAAAAGCATTAGCAAAAGCTGCAATTGAGGCTAGGAAAATGGGAACATCTATTGGTGAAACCACTAAAGTAGCTGAAGGTTTATTAGATTTCGAATCATCTATTACCAAAGAATTAGAATTAGGTGCTATGTTAGGTACACGTGTTAACTTCAATAAAGCAAGAGCTTTAGCGTTTGAAGGTGATATGATAGGTATGCAAAAAGCTGTAAATGCCGAAGTGGGTAAGTTAGGTGATATCAACAAAATGAATATGTACCAAAAGAAGGCTTTATCTGAAGCCACTGGTATGGATTTAAAGAGTTTGATTAAACAACAACAAATAGCTAAGAAATTTAAAGGTATTGATGATGAAAGATTGGCTGCAGCAAATTCATTAATGGATTCTGGAATGTCAATAGAAAATATAACGGATAGTCAACTTGCAAAGGAAGCTAAACGATTAGGACAACAAAAGAGTATGCAATCTGAAGCAGATAAACTTAGTGATTCAATGGGTATGATGGGTAAAGGTATTGGTGATATGTTCGCACCATTAGCAACACTACTTCTACCTCTCTTCAATGATTTAGTAGATATAGTAAATGCTCAATTAATGCCTGTATTCAGTATATTAGGTACTGTATTTAGAGTTACCTTTGGAATTTTGGGAGCAGTTTTAAAGCCCCTATTCGCAGTATTTAAAGCATTTAGTGTTGCAATGATGCAACCAATTACAAGAGTATCTGAAGCTATTAGACCTATTGGTGAAAAATTTGAAGAATTAGCACCAAAAATAATAAAAACATTACAACCTGTAATATCGGTAATAAGTTTTATTGGAAATCTTATAGGTGATATTGTAGGTTTTGTAATTGGTGGTTTAGTTGATGGGTTTATCTTTGCATTTGATTTAATACTTGGTATTTTTGATAGTTTTTATGGATTTATACAAGATTATATTCTTTCACCAATTCAGAGTATGCTTGACCTTGTGCAAAAGGGAATAGATGCATTAGCATCATTAAATCCATTTGGTGGTGATGATGATGATTTAGCAAGTGATGCATCCCAACTACAATCGGGTGGAAGTGTAGATGATGGTATTGTTCAAAATGGTAAGATTATATCAACTCACCCAGAGGATACGTTAATAGCAACAAAAAATCCAGATAGTTTATTTGGAGAAAGTATGTTTGGTAAAATAATGAGTGCTACTCCATTAGGAATGATGGCAAACTCTGTAAATGATTCAACAGATGGTGGTATTTCTAATGTTGTAGGTGGTATTGGTGATGCTATGTCTGGTGTTGGTGATATGTTTGGTGGTTTATTTGGAGGAGATACTAAAGATGCAGATATTGTTGCTAAATTGGATGAATTACTAATTGTAATGAGAGGTAATAAAGATATTTATATGGATGGAAAGAAACTTACAGCAGGTGTATCCAATCAATCGGATAAATTTGCAGCTAACTCAAACGCTTTAGTATAATATGCCAACATTAAAAGAATTATTTAAAACTAAAGAACTACCATCTCAGGGAGGAAAAACCGCTGAGGAAGCTTATGCTATCCAAAACTCAAAGGATATTAAAATTTCAACATCGGACCCGTTAGTAAATAGCACTGGATTTGTGGCAGCAAATCTATTAAGGAAAACATTAGGTGTAAGGGGTAGTGAAACACTTTTAGAACAAGAAGTAGTAGGTGCTCGTATAATTAGAGGATTATCAATACCTGTATTGTATGGTAGTGATTTACCAAGATTAACTTTAAGAACAACTCCATTATTAGATGATATGAAATCGGCTGCTAATGGTAGTGAGGGTGATGGTGGATTGATAGGGGGTGCAATCTCAGGTGCAACTGCAGCTGTGAGTAAATTTTTAGGAATACCACAAGCTATAATACCTACTAGAGTACATCAATACAGTGAGACCGGTGGATTAAACGCATTTGATAGGAAGAAAGAAACTCAAAATACAATGATTGAATTAGCTAAGATTAAACAATCTGGTGAAGGTTCATTATTGGGTAAATTCTTAAAAGATGGCGGTGGTGGAAACCTTAAAACCATTGGAAAGCAGGCAATTGGTGGGTTAATCAGCTTAGCAAAAGATAAAATTAGAGGTAAATTATTTGGAGACCGTTCAACAACTGGTTTCAATACCGCTGGTATGAGTACTGATGGTTCTAACATAAGTTTTAATTATGGTTCATTAGATAATCCAATTGGTATTACTATTAGTCCTGATAAAATTACTGGTAATAGTGATGTAAAGGGATTGATGTATTCTAAAACATTCAATTTCAGTATCAAAGATAGTGAGCCAGGTGTTTTAAACTTCATTGATGGTGATGAGTTGGAAGGTGGTTTGGCATCAAAAACACCTACTTTGGTAAAACGTAGAATGCAGGTACCTGCTATAATGAATTTACCTGCTGGAGAATATGAACTACCACTATATAGTACTTTGTACAATACGATACAAAGAAATGATATAAATAACGCAGTAAATAGTGATGGTACACTTGTTGAAACTGAAAAACTTACATTCCCAACCATTGAAGAGATAATCGATGAAGGTGAAGAAAATTCTGCTATTCTTGGTGAAAATGGTATAGAAAAGTATTCTGATAAAATAGAATTAACAATTGAACGAGATAGAATATCACCTATTGTTGAAAGGGATGAAAAAATAACACTTTTAAAACTTGGTATAGAAACAACAAAGGATACGATTAATCAACTTGCTGTTGGTAGTGAGAGTGAAGATGATTATGCTCCTTTAATTTTTAAAGCAGTTGGTGGAGATTCTATTCAATTTAGAGCAACTATTGATGGATTAACTGAAACATTTTCTCCATCATGGGATAGTAATAAGTTTGCAGGTAATCCATTCAGTTATCATACATATACTGGTATTGAACGAAGTGTTGGTTTTAATTTTAAAATATTCTCATTAAATTTAGATGAACATAAAATAGCATGGGATAAATTAAACGAATTAACTGCATTAGTTTATCCATTGGGATATAATTCAAATTCATCAATAAAACCACCATTCCTTCAATTTACATTAGGAGATTTATATAAAAAGAAATATTCGTTTTTAGATTCGTTATCATACACATTTGATGATACTACTCCTTGGGAAATTGATGAAAAGGGATATAGGTTACCTACAATGATAAGTGTATCAGTAGGATTGAAATTTTTGGAAAGTAGAGGAAATACTTCTGGTAAAAAATTCTATTCTTTAAAACCAACAACAGCTTAATCGATGGCAAGTAGATATAAATTTAACAAACAAAAAAATACTAATGATGGTAGAAGAGTCTATCGTTCTAAGGTATTTCCTATGATTCCATTGAGAGATGATGATATATATGTTGCATCTGAGACTGGTGATAGGTTAGATACATTGGCATATCAATATTATGATGATGCATCTCTTTGGTGGATTATAGCATCTGCTAATAATATACATAATGCTCCTTTTGGATTGACCGATGGGACAATATTACGAATCCCTCAAAACTATATAGAAATATTATCAAATTTTAATCAATAAGTTATGTCTGCATTTCCAAACTTTACACAAGTACCTGATTATGTAACTTCACGTATTTCAGAAAGATTGGGTAATCCAATAAAAGTTTCTAGTCTAAATTCTTGGATAAAGGTTTCCTCAGCCGCAGGTACTGGATTATCACTTTTATCTAATCCAGACCATTCTTTATTTAGAGCTGCTGGTGGAAATGAAGCTAGTATTTATGGTGATTCAAAAACATCTGGTGTTATTGGTACTACTTGGAATGGTGCTGCTGTTTATGCAAATGTTGGACAAGGATTTAAACCATCTCCTGTTATTACTTCAATTGAAGTTGATGAGGGTGAGGGGGATTTATCCAGAAAGGCAAGTTTTTCAATAACTGCTTTTACTAAAGAGCAAATGGAAAAGCTAATTGAGTATTTTCTTGAACCCGGTTTTAGTGTATTTTTAGAATGGGGATGGAATACTGCAGATTCTGTTGGTGCATATCAATCTAACTTATCTGGTGATTATGTAGCGGGGTTTCAATCATTTACAAAAACCTTAGAAAAACGAGAAGCTGGTGGTGGTGAATATGATAATTACTTAGGATTCATAACTGGTGGTGGAGTTTCTCAGAATGGTGATAAGTGGACAATAAATGTACAACTTACTGGATTTACAGAACTACCTGGATATATGACCTCAACTGAAAATGCAGAAGATGAAATAACAATTGAAGGAAAATCTGATGTAAAAATCGAACCAACAGAACCATTTGGAGCTAATTTTATTGAGGATGCTGGTAAAGATGGTCAATTGGGTAAGGAAAGATTCATGCGTATGTTCAATGAGTTGCCTGATAGTAGAAAAACACCAAGAGTACAAGAATTAATAAAAACATTATCTAAAGTTGAAAATTTTATAAATTGGGATGATGATGTATCAGAACAAATTAATGGTGATACTGATGGATCTTGGTATGGTGGAGAAGCAACAGCTGATGTGGGTGGTGTTGAAATAGATTTACCAAATGGTACTGAGTTAGTTTCGGAAAATAGATTTGTACGTTTTGGAGCAATGATGGATATATTCTTTGCATTGGGTTCCAATGGATTCAAATTATCTAATGGAGAAACTATAAAGTTTAGAGTAAATACTGAGAAAACATATTGTTTAGCATTTGACCATGTATATAGTTTAGACCCTACAATATTATTTATACCAAATCCAAACACACCTAAATTCAAAGTAGGTGATGATAGCAATGGGTTAGATGTAAATGAAATATCTGATAATAGTGAAGGATTAAATGGAGTAGTTTTTCCAAAACAAACTGATTTATCAGAAACAGGTAAACTTGGTGATAAAATATCACAAAAAGCAAAGTTTTATGGTAGATTAGATGATTTATACATAAATTTTGATTTTGTTAAAGGTATAATGGAAACAAAAAACATTACAACAAAGGATGCACTTTATCAAATACTTAATGGTATGTCATCTGCTGTAAATGGTTTATGGGATTTCCAAATAGTAGAAAAGCAATTCGAATCAAATGTATCCGAATTATCTGTGGTAGATTTAAATTTTATATCAAGTGCTGACGGTGCTATTAGTTTAAACCTAAATACAATTGGTGAACAATCCATAATGATTGACTCATCATTAGATCTTGGTATTTCAGGAGCTAAAATGGACCAAATAATTGGACAACGTTTACAGGCTAGTTTAAATGGACAGGGGAAATCAGTACCATCTGGATTGTTTAGTGGTAAGAAGGATATGGTGTTAACTAAAATGGATAAAAAGACAGAGGCCGAAAAGCAGATAACATCAGCCGCTTCAGATAAAGCAGATGTTAAAAAACAGGAAGCTCTTGATATCTTATTAGGAAAATTATTTTTATATCCAAAGGTGCAATATAAAGATGCATCTGAAGTAAAGAAAAAACCATTATATGATATATGTTATGTTGGTGCTTACAAAGATGTTGAAACATTTTCAAAAATTAAGAAAAACGAATTAAGTGATATAATTGGAACTAGTGCACTAATGCCAATTAAATTTACATTTAAAATACATGGTATTAGTGGTATAAAAAGAGGTGATATGTTTAAAATTAAAGGTTTACCTTATATGTATGAGAGACCTGGTTCATTTTTTCAAACACTATCTGTTAAACATTCGATTGATGGTATGATATGGACAACTGAAGTAACTGGTGGATTTAGACCATCTAATGGTTAATTAAATTATAATATGATGAGCAAAGATAATTATAATAGTATTAAGAAGTTACCATCAGCATTGGAGGAGTTAAAAATAATAACATATATACCAAAGCCAACTGAAGGTGATTATAAGTCTGGTTATATAACTAGATTTTTTATTCAAAAGGTAAATGATATAAGTTCTCCTATATACGAAATTAAAGCAAACTTTTCTTCTAGAATAGAAAATAAAGCTTATTATGTATTGGCTGTTTTGGATTGGAGAATAACGGGAACGCCTGAAGAAATAAAGAAATCAAACTCTGCATCTATACGATTGGCATCGGTTGATATTCCTAAAATTGGATTATACTTACCTAACCTCTTACAATTTCATAAGAAATAATTTTGTAAATCAATATATTTTTCGTATATTTGGTATCAAACTAACAATTAGATGAAAGTTACCATAGTAGTAAGAACATTCAAAAGACCCGAATTCTTAAAACAAGCATTATCATCAATACAACTACAAACGTATGATGATTGGGAAGTTATATTGTTCGATGATAGCGGTTCTACTGATAATCTAAGTATCTATAATAACTTTAAATCTAAAAATCCAACAAAACGAATACTTTACATTACATCAGCTACTCCATATGATATGTTTAAGGATTCTTGGAATATCGCACCTAAATTATCAAAGGGTGAATTGATTGTAAGATTGGATGATGATGATTTACTAAGAGAGGATTCGCTTGATTTTATAGTTCGTACTTACACAAATAACCCAACTTTAGATTTTAGTTATGGTTCAGCTACATTTTTTGAAGATGATATGTTAAGAAGTAAGATTACAACACAAACACCAATAGAAGCTCCAAAAACAGTTGATATATGGGAAGGGTATTTATACGAACACCCATATAACTTACCTTGGAGATTCAAACACAATCATTATGATGAACCACAGTATCATAGTTCTATAATTCATTGTTCTAAGGCTAATCATATGTGTGTATATCACACTTATGTTATGAGAGTATCATCATTATTGAAAGTTATTGATAAAATGGAAATAACATCCAACTTTGTTGATGATTTAGAAGCTATGGGTATTATGGATTATTTGGGGTTATCTCACACTTCTATAAAAAAGACATTAACCTATGCTAGAATCCACAATAATGGTAGAGTTACTGATAAGGAGGGTAATGGTGAGGATACGTTGTGGAACAACATACTTAGAATCAGAGATGATGTTGAATACCATAGAACTGATGGGTTTCAATCTAATATCCACACAAATGTTATAGATGGTGATGTTAATGATAACGTAACCGATGAGCATAGACAGAGATTTAGTGAATTTCTTAGTAAAATAAAAAATACTTCAAAAACATTGGGATAATCCAAATATTTTTCGTATATTTGTACAATGGTTATAGTTGAATCGCAAAGTGAAGTAAATGAGTTCCTACAAATGTGGGAAACAACTCCATCTACAATAATTCCTATTTGGAGTGATTTGGATAAGCATCCTATGAATAATGAACTTTCTTTTTTATTCGTAAGGATGGGAAATACTGACTTTATCCTTATATATAATCATATTGATGGGAAATCCCAACAATTAGACCTTTCTAAATCTACACAACCAAAATGGGTATGGAATAAAAAGGGTTTGTTGCAAATGGATATGGGTATTCAAAATACAATTGATATATCCACATACACATTCTTCGAAACAAATAAAATTATACCCGATGAGGTACAAAACCAATCGTTTATCTCACATTATACCCGAATGGGTATACGTGATAATTTAGGAAAGATATCACCTTTAATGAAATGGGGTGAGTTCCTAACAACATTTGTGAATAATCTCAATCTTCCCTCTAAATATGATAGTTGGGTTGATAAAACGATGATTCCTCTACTCTCAGATATCGAACGATATGGGATTAATGTCGATGAGAAAAAATTTATTGATAGATTTCCACAAGCTACTAAACAGCTAATCAATACAACCCTTTATACCCAATACAACCCATACACCATTACATCCCGTCCTTCCAATAGGTTTGGTGGAATCAACTTTGGAGCGTTGAACAAAAAGGATGGAACGAGAGAAGTATTTATACCAAAACAAAATCATATATTCTTACAAATGGATTTTGATGCATATCATCCCCGTATCATTGGTAAGTTAACTAATTACGATTTACCCAAAACATCCGTACACCAATGGTTAGCAGAACAATATGGATGTTCCTATGAAGAATCAAAGGGAATCACATTCCAACTACTTTATGGTGGTATACCCGATGAGTTTGATGAAATACCTTATTATAAGGGTGTTAGGGAGTTTATTGATAAATTGTGGTTAAAGAGTACTGAGAGTGGATATCTTCAAACACAATGTAGGAGAATACCCTTAGAGTGGATTGAGGGAAACAACCCACAAAAGTTATTTAATTATCTACTTCAAGCAACTGAAACTGAGTTGAATATGGAGAGACTAACGAAAATTTTAGAATACATCAAAGATACGGATGTAGAATTAACTTTATATTCATATGATGCATTTTTATTTTCATATCCAATTGAAGGTGGAGCAGAACATGCTAAAAATTTGAAAAAGATAGTTGAAGGTGGTGGGTTTCCTATCAAAGCTGATTGGGGAACGGATTATGGAAAACTTTAATATTTATAAGATATAGGGATTGAAAACATCAAATTATGAACAAAACCGAATTTATTGAAGAGCTAATATTAGAACTATCCTATCGTTCAGATGAGGGATATCCTATATTAAATAAATCTACACATATTACATTACTATCTGAGATATTAGATGAGTGGGGATATACTGAAATCAAAAACGAATTAATTGAAAATCTATTAGAAGCAGATGATGAAACATTTACTGCTATAAATAAAGATAGTGGAGAAACTGCAGTATTCAAAACAAAGGATAGTAGAGATGCAGCTATTGAAAAGGGAACCCATGATAAGAAAGATGATACTAAAGATGATACTACTACTAAAAAACCAAGTACATTTGATACATCAACAGCTGATGGATTAGCTTATGTAAAGAGTTTAGGAAAGGATGATGATGCATATAAAGCAGCGGTTAAAGCTGGTCATATAACTGATGATGATGATGATGATGATACAAAAAGTAGAGTACTTCCCAAACCAATGGATAGTACCGAAATAGGTAGAGTTGTATCAGAAACTGGAGATACTGATGTTAAAAACACAATGCTTGATGTAGGGTATGGTGGATATGAAAAGAAAACAGGTTCAAAACCAGCTCCCGGTGGGCCTGGTTCTGCATTTAAT